CGGTTCTTCAACAAACTCAAGCACTACCGCGCCATCGCCACACGCTACGACAAGCTCGCCTGCAATTTTCTCGCCGGCGTCCACCTCGCCGCTAGCGTCATCTTGCTCAACTGAACACACGCCCTAGTTCCCGACGCCGCAATGATCGCAGATCGGTCCGTTCGGCTAGCGACTCTTTTCCACATGCTCACAGGCTTTTCGGCGTCGGTGAAAACGGGATCGGTAAGGTTCATTGGAGCGGCCTTTCAGTAAGGCCAAGGAACTGAACGAGCCCTGCTTTGTAGCGTATATAAAATTGCCATTGTGCAGAACAAAACTAGAACATTTACTTGACGCATCGGGCAACTCGCCCTAGGATTTCCCTACTCCAGACAGTCCCCGACGCGCCCGCCATCCCCGGCGTCGCGATCCATACCGGCGCCGGCTCCAAGCCCGCCGCTTGAGCCAACCTTCCCTGACAGGAGCTGCGATGACGACCGAGCGAAAGCGGCGGACGCGGGCGGCTGCGTCCGCGTCTCAGCGGTCAGAGGCGTTGGCCGGGGCGGCGGCGTTGCGGGCGGCTGCCGAGGCTCATGCCCTGGAGGCGTTGGACGCGCTGGTGGAGTTGGCCAAGGGGGCCGCGAGCGAATCCGTGCGGGTGTCGGCGGCCAACGCGATCCTCGACCGGGCGCATGGCCGCCCCGCGCCGGGCGCCCGCGCGGCGCCGGACGACGATGCGGACGCGGCTTCTCATTTGGATGTGCAATGGCTCGATCCCGAAAAGTCCTGATCCCCTATGCGCCGAGGCCTGCGTTTGCGGGCTTTCATGGGCGGGCTGAGCGGTGGGCCTGTATCGTGGCCCACCGCCGGGCGGGCAAGACGGTGGCGGCGATCAACGACCTGATCCGCGCGGCCATGGCGTGCGACCGGCTGGAGCCCCGGATGGCCTATGTGGCGCCCTATACGTCGCAGGCCAAGGACGTGGCCTGGAGCTATCTAAAACAGTATACGGCGCCGATCCCGGGGGCGTCGGCCAGCGTGTCGGAGCTGCGGGTCGATCTGCCCAACGGCGGGCGGATTCGCCTGTATGGGGCGGATAATTACAACCGGCTGCGGGGCATCTATCTGGACGGCGTCGTTTTGGACGAATTCGCCGACATGGACCCTCGGGCCTGGTCGGAGGTGATCCGGCCGGCGCTGGCGGATCGCCAGGGCTGGGCCGCCTTTATCGGCACGCCCAAGGGGCGCAACGCTTTTTGGGAGCTTTATGAGCGGGCGTCCGGATCGCCCGACTGGTTCGCGCTGCGGCTCAAGGCGTCGCAGACGGGGCTGGTGGCGGCGAGCGAGCTTGAGGCGCTGAAGGCCGAGCTGTCCGCGGATGAATACGCCCGCGAGATGGAGACCAGTTTCGACGCGGCCATCGCCGGCGCCTATTACGCCCCGCTGTTGAGTGCGGCGGAAGGCGAGGGGCGGATCGGCCGCGTGGCGCACGACCCGGCGGCCGAGGTCCACGCCGCCTTCGATCTGGGCATCGGCGACGCCACGGCCATCTGGCTGGCGCAGTGGGTGGGCCGGGAGATCCGGCTGATCGACTATATCGAGAACAGCGGCGTGGGGCTGGATTGGTACGCCCGGGCGCTGCGGGAGCGGCCTTACGTCTATGCGCCGCTGATCCTGCCGCACGATGCGCGGGCGCGGGAGCTGGGGACCGGCAAGAGCCGGGTGGAGATGCTGGAGGGGCTGGGCTTTGCGGTGCGCATCGCGCCGCGCCTGAGCCCGGTGGACGGGATCGAGGCGGTGCGTCGGCATCTGCCCCGCATGTGGATCGACGCGGGGCGGTGCGAGGCGGGCCTTCGGGCGCTGCGGGATTATCGCGAGAAGACCGACCCCAAACGGCGCGTCAGCCTGGGGCCGCTGCACGACTGGACGAGCCACCCGGCGGACGCCCTGCGCTATCTGATCACGGCCTATGAGGAGCCGCTGGCGGGGCGAACGGCGAGGGCGGCGGGGCGGGCGCAAACCGGAGGATGGATGGGATGACCGGCGGTTAATCCATTCAACCTGCGTAATTTTTCCAAGACTTTTGAACTCTCCGTTCCGCGGTCCCGAAGTTCACAGCCCTGCGGCTGACCCACGCGCCAGTTTGCGCCCACCCAATGCGCCAATCCCACAATCGAGGAGAGCATTATGGCTTATGGCCAGGTTGATCCTGCGACTCTTGAAGGCGACGCGCTCATGCGCTGGTATCGCCGGACACCGCAGAACATAGCCGATGAGCGGCGCCGCGCAGCCGCAGACGCATACAATCGCTTTTTCTTCCCAACGCGCTCAGATCAATCACTGGGCTCCGACCCGGCTACGCAGGACGATCAGGATTCGTCTGCGGATGGTGTGCAGGCGTCAACTTCTCAGGACAACGGACAAGCCAACGCATGGCCCGGTTTTGGCGCGGCGCTTTCGGTTGCTCCGACCATGGTCAGGCCTTCTACCTTCGCCTCCGCCTTGGGGCCGGGCCTTTTGGACGACTGGACTGGCGGCAGTTCTGCTGATTCTGGCGCCCAAAACGGATCAGTAGCCAGCACGCGGGGCTTGACAGACCAAGATGATGGACAGTCAGGTTCCGGGCCGGACGACGGCGATGACTCTCCTACCGCCTCCACCGTCGATAAGCCTGTTCAAGTGGCGGCTGCATTCGGACGAGGCTTACTGGACTATTGGAGTGGATTGGAATGCTCCAGTTGCCATGGCTACACGCCCAACCCGTTCCCCCCAGACGGCGGGCGCTCGCCGTTCCCCCCGAATGTTACGCCTCGGTCCGGAAGTTCCGGCGGGGGCGGCCCTCAACGTAAAGAGAAGTATCCTCAGTGCGAGATGCAGGAACGCAACGACCGTGGAATCTGTGCGCAACAGCCCACTCCCAAAGCTCAAGCCGTTTGTGTAGAGTCCGCTGTGCGACGCCGCATTTGGTGCGACAATAATGGAGGGGAAATCGGCACACCTTCTCTATTCACGGCTCGTTACAAATCGGGTCGCCGGTGGCCCTGACACGCTGGGGCGGGCTTTCAGTGTTTTCCGCTTAGCAAGCTCGCTACACCTTCCGGCAAGGTCGATGAAAAACTATAGCTATCAATGCTCGCTTCTAGTGCATCAGGATCGAATATCCAGATGGAGAGGTATTTCGATACTGTGCCTAGACTTGTCGCCAGCGGAGCAATGGCGTCCTCCGGCAGCATCAAGCTCAACGACCAGTCGGCTCTGTTTCCAGGGGGCGGAGACAGATAGAGCCTTCCGACCTCGTCGATCTCGTCGGGTCCAAAGGTTATGTCCGGACCAAAAGGGGATATCCAAATCCGGACGGTTTTGCCGTGGCTCTCTTGCGGATCGACGACCCTGCCCATAAGCAAGAAGCTGCGCACATAGCTCAATCCGCCTCGGAATCGCTGTTCTTTGGGCGTCAGGTCGGAGCTGATCGCGACGGCGAGCTTCCAGTCCCAGGAGAGGATTTCGATCCAGTACTGGCCGATCGGCTCCCTGCTGACGATTTCATTATCCTGATCATGAGTCATTAGGAGCCTCCTTGAGAGATGCCGTTCCACGAACGGGAGCGTTCAAAGGCTTAAGCTGGCGCACGCCTATGTAGATGATCCTAGCCTAATCCTTGGAAGGCGCTTTGAGTCTCCGGTCGGCGCTCCAAAAGCCCGAGGCTCTGCCCACGAGGAAGGCCACGGCGGCAAGCTCTATAGCGTACCCGTGTGGCGTAACGATATGGGCGACCGCCGGGACGAGCCGGATCGACAGTTTGAACGCAAAGGCCAGGATCGCCGCAAGGCCCAGGGTTGTCCGGATGGCGGATGACAGGGAGGGGTTAGCGGGGACGAGGGTCCGATAGGCTTTTCGTAACGGCCAAAACATCGACGCGGCGGTCCAATAGCCTTTCTTGGGCGGATCGACCGGCTTCGTTTCACCATAGCCAGGCCAAACAGCCAGGATCAGCATCACCGCATAGAACAGGTATTCCGGTATGGCCGAGAGCTCGGACATGGCCCACTCCTAGTAAGGATCGCAACGGCATATACGACAGGTTGGCTCTGAACAAATCAAGAACAAATTATTGACAACTCGGTCAACTCACCTTAGGATTTATGTATTCCAGAGAGATGGGTCAGCGGCGCACTTTTCCGCACAAAGGTAGCGGTGGGGTATCCTCCCCTCATCACGAGATCGCTTTTGGAGCAAAAATGGGTCTGATCGCGGAGGTCGTCTTCGATCTGGCTTACACCCCCGACAAAATGGGCGTCCGGCTATACGCTCCGGAGCCCGTGCCCGACTCCAGCGATTGGGGCTGCGCCTTCGAGATCGACGAACCGATCGCCCTTCGCCGCACCCTCTATGGCGTTTCGAGCCTCCAGGCGTTGGTGCTGGCGCTGAAGTCACTGTCGTCAAATCTCTATGGCTCGGATGCATATCGCAGCGGACAACTCGGCATCTATGGCGAGTTCGGCGGCGACTTGGCCATTCCCGCGACGGGCCTTTTTCTGGACATCGCGCCTTATCCCTTCTGAGCCCTGCGGTCCCTAAGCCCACCCTGGCGCCCAAGAACGTTTTGAGCGCGGGCGCAGAGCTAGCGTTCTCTTGCGAGAATGCCTCAATGCACATACTCATTGGTTATGACGCTCTATCCCCGAGTACGGGTCGGCAACGCTACGGTATATGTCTCGGGCACGGTAATTTGTCGTCCAGGACAGACAATCGAAATTACGCCGCTGCCAGCCCCTACAGGCGCCTTTCGTATTGAACTGGTCTTCATCGATAACGCGCTGCTTCCCAGCGGCTCGAGGGCAGAAAATAAGCCCAACAACCTAGTGACGGTAACGCTCACGAATTTTGGCCCAAACACAACATCAACTCGGGTGGCCATCAGTATCGGGACGCTGGCTAGCCAATCACTCTTACTTGACGTAGCCGCCTCTCAGACCGGCGCTGGCGCTGAAGCGGTTCGAATAGTCACCTACACCGTGTTGCAGGGGCCGCCATGAGCGAGCAACCTCAACAGCCTGTACAATCGCAATCCGGTGCAGACGCTGGGGCGCCGCTCCAAAGCGAAAATTTACAACGGCACAGACAGGAGTTGGGTGTGCTGGGAAAGATATTCGGTTCCTCGTCAGAAAAGGCTGGGAATGTCGCTGGTTTTGCGGTGGTGGTCTCTTTCATGGGTGCCATTATCGTCATGATCTGGATGCCGGATGGAGGTTCGATCTCTAAGAAAGATGCTGCCCTCGCCTTCACGGGAATCATAACGCTCGCCCTCGGGTTTTTATTCGGACGCGGTAGCGCGTCGTGATGCGAGAATCTTCCTCGCCTTTTGCTTAAGCGTGCGCGGCTCGAAGATCGTGCCCACAGTTACTGTGTTGTACGCTAGGATTTGCAGATGTAGACGCCGGGCTTGGTAGACTTACCTACTAGCAAAGTAATTTCTCGCACTCGCCGCAGCGCGGGCAATATGCGCCATCGCGCCAGCGTTGAGTTTCCAGGTGAAGGCGGCCGGCTTTGTCGTCGTGGAAGGTTTTGTCGGTGAAGTTCATGCTGGCAATCCCTTGTGCCGCAAAGCTCAGCCCTCAACCGTATTCCGTAAAGTATAAATATCCCAAACTCGAAATCGAACAAATCAAGAACAAATTCTTGACGGATCGGGCAACTCACTTTAGGATTTAGTTATTCAAGAGATACGCGCCCGGCGGCGCGCTTCATTTCTAACTCACCCGAACATTCCCATCGTCCCGGCCCCCTCGGCAGGCCGTGCGCGGCGCTTTTGCGAAAGCGAGGCGATGCCGGGACGATCCCCGTACACCCCGCAATGGATGGCCCATGGACGACCTGCTGAAAGAAGCCAAGGACGCGTTCGAGCTGTGCGTCGCGCACGAGGCCGAGAACAGGGCGCAGGCGCTGGACGATATTCGGTTCGCGCGGCTGGGCGAGCAGTGGCCGATCGAGGTGCGGCGGCGGCGGGAGCTGGACGCGCGGCCCTGCCTGACCATCAACCGGCTGCCGGCCTTCATTCGCCAGGTGGTCAACGACGCGCGGCAGAACCGGCCCGCGATCAAGGTGCATCCGGCCGACGATGTGGCCGATCCGCTGGTGGCGCAGATCTACAACGGGCTGATCCGCAACATCGAATACGTCTCGGACGCCGACACGGCCTATGACACGGCGCTCGACTGCGCAGTGACCTCGGGGCTCGGGTATTTTCGGGTCAACACCCGCTATTGCGACGACGACAGTTTCGACCAGGACATCGTCATCCAGAGGGTGGCCAATCCCTTTTCGATCTTCGGCGATCCCTATTCTACCGCCGCCGACAGCGCCGATTGGAGCGTGGCCTTCGTGGTGGAGTCCATGAGCCGCGACCGGTTCAAGGCGCAGTTCAAGGGCGCCGACGCCGTCGATTGGGACGCCCTGGGCTATAGCGGCCTGGCGACGCCGTGGATCGAGGACGACCGCATCATGGCGGCGGAATACTGGACGCGACGCCCGGTGCGCCGCCAGATCCTGGCGCTGTCGTCGGGCGAGGTGGTGGGCGCGGACGTCTATCAAGACAACAAGGCCATGTTCGATGCGGCGGGGGTGAGCGTGATCGGCCAGCCGCGCGAGACCATCGGCTATCAGGTGAAACAGCACCTGTTGACCGGCGCCGAGGTCATCGAAACGGTGCATTGGGCGGGCAAGTATATCCCTATCGTGCCGGTCTATGGCGACGAGGTGAATATCGAGGGACGGCGGCATCTGCGCTCGCTGGTGCGCGACGCCAAGGACCCGCAGCGGATGTTCAACTATTGGCGGACGACCTCCACGGAGTTGGTGGCTCTGGCGCCCCGCGCGCCGTTCATCGGCCCCAAGGGCGCTTTCAAGACCGACGCCGACAAGTGGGCGACGGCCAACACTGACAACCACGCCTATATCGAGTTCGACGGCGCCACAGCGCCCGCCCGCCAGGAATTCGCCGGGGTTCCGGCCGGGGCGTTGCAGGAGGCGCTGAACGCTTCGGACGACATCAAGTCGATCCTGGGGTTGTTCGATGCGTCCATGGGCGCGGCCTCCAACGAGACTTCGGGCCGGGCGATCCTGGCGCGGCAGAGGGAAGGGGATGTCTCGACCTTCCACTTCGTCGATAACCTGTCGCGGGCGATCCGCCATGCGGGGCGCATCCTGATCGACCTGATCCCCCATGTGTATGCGCAGCCGCGCATCCTGAGGGTGCTGGGGCCGGGGGGCGAGCCGTCGACCGTGGCGGTGAACCAGCCCGCGCCTCAGCCGGGCCAGATAACGCAGGGGCAGGCGATGCAGGCCGTCTACGACCTCAGCGCCGGCAAATACGACCTGACGGTGGAGGCGGGGCCGAGCTTCACCACGCGGCGCGAGGAGGCGGCCAACCAGATGCTGGACCTGATCCGCGCCTTCCCCGAGGCGGCGTCGGTGCTGGGCGACCTGCTGGCCAAGAACCTCGATTGGCCGGGCGCCGACGAAATCGCGGAGCGGCTGAAGATGATGCTGCCGCCGCAGCTTCAGGGCCAGACGACGGCGCAAGGCGCCGGCGGCCAGCAGGTGGCGGCCTTGCAGCAGCAGTTGGCGGCGATGCAGGCCGACAAAAGCATCCAGGACCGCAAGCTGGATATCGAACAGTTCCGCGCGGAGACTGACCGGATGGCGACGATGAACAAGGGCTCGCCGGGGTAGGGGTTGGTGTTTGGCCTCGGCGCTTAACGTCGCCTTATAGCGATTGCTCCAGCCTCGACGTTGACTCCGCGAATCGGTTTGCCCAAATGAACTTCCTTATGGAAAGCAGGTACGAAAATGCCGCCAAAGGTCCTATGGGGTTACGCGCATGGGCGTCCCGGGGCATGGGAAGCCATCTGCGTCGATCTGGATATCGCCGTTCAGGGAGAGTCGTTCGATGAGGTGCGCGGCGTTCTGAACGAAGCCGTCGTTTCCTATATTCAAGATGCGCTCAAAGAGACTCCGAAAGACCGTAATCGGCTCCTGAACCGCCGCGCGCCATTTTGGGTGAAGCTGAAGTTCGCAGCTATTTTCATCGCCCACATAAGCTCAACCCGAAAAAATGCGGATGAGCTGCAAGCGGGCTTCGATATTCCTTGCCACGCCTAGTTTGCACCTTTCGACGCTTTCTGGAGATCATCGAGGACCATGGCTTCGTCCTGCATCGGTCGGGCGCCACAAGCCATAGGCGTTACCGGGGCGTCATAGACGGCGAAGTGCGCTTCGTGGATTTTGCGGCGCATAACCTCAGTGACGAGATCAAACTCGGCACGCTCAAGTCGATGATTCGGCAAAGCGGCCTGAACCAAAAACTGTTCCGCAACTGACTTAAGCCCGCCGCGCCCGACCGCTGCGGCTCGATGACTCTCCGTGAGCAGCTGTCGGTGATTTCACCGGCGGCCCTCTTTCCCACAACCTCCCGAGGACAAGATGAGCAGACCTGACGGGGCCGATCCGGCCGCCGATGACGAACCTGTGCGCGATGACGATGCGCAGCCCGAGGCCGCCGATCCGGACGAGATGGTTCCGGTGGAGCATGAGGGGCGCAGCTATCAGGTTCCGGCGGCGCTGAAGGGCGCGCTGATGCGCCATGCGGACTACACACGCAAAACCCAGGCCCTGGCGCAGCAGCGGCAGGCGCTGGAGGCGGGCTACGAAGCGCTCGCGCAGATGGTTCAAGCCCATGGCGAGAACCTGGCCGACCACGCGCGGTTGCTCGGCCTGGACGACCAGATCGGCAAGCTGTCGCAACTGAACTGGCCGGCGCTGCAACAGCAGAACCCCGCCCAGGCGCAGCAGCTGATGACCCAGCTGTTCCAGATGAAACAGGCCCGCGAGATCGCCGCGGGCGCCCTACAGCACAAGCAAAGCGTCCAGGTCTTCAACCGGCAGCGTGATCACGCCAAGCAGGTGGAGCAGGCCCACGCGGCGCTCGCGCAGCAGATCGAAGGCTGGTCGCCACAGATGGCCGGCCAGATCGGCCAGTTCGCCATGAGCCAGGGCTTTTCCCCCGAGGAACTGCACGGACTTAGCGATCCCCGGGTGGTGATGGTCTTGCACAAGGCCATGGCCGGCCATGAGGCCGAGCAGCAGACGTCAGCGGCGCAAAGACTGACCCAAGCCCAGGCCATCCGCCCCGCGATCCAGGTGGGCGGAACCGGCGGCGCTCCTACCGACCCCAACCGCATGTCGACCGACGATTGGATGCGTCATCGACGTGGGCAACTTCGCACAAAGGCGCGATAAACCATGGCCAACAGTTTTCTCACCCCGCAGCAGATCACGCGCGAGGCGCTCCGTGTCCTGCACAACAAGCTGACCTTTATCGGCGCCATCAACCGTCAGTACGACGACAGCTTTTCCAAATCGGGGGCCAAGATCGGCGACACCCTGAGGATTCGTCTGCCCAACCAGTACACGGTGCGCACGGGCAAGACCCTGGCCGCCCAGGACGTGACCGAGCAGAGCGTGTCGTTGCAACTGGCCACGCAAAAGGGCGTGGACGTGAACTTCTCTTCGTCCGAACTGACCCTGGACCTGGACGATTTTTCCAGCCGCATCCTGGAGCCGGCGATGGCGGTTCTGGCGTCTTCGCTCGAGGCGGACGCCTTCAGCATGTACAAGGACGTCTACCAACAGGTTGGCACGCCGGGCACAACGCCCAACACCTTGCTGACCTATCTGCAAGCGCGCGCCCGGCTGAACAACAGCCTGACGCCGATGGACGCCAATCGGACGACGCACCTGTCGCCCCTGGCCACCGCGACCATCGTGGACGCCCTGAAGGGTCTGTTCCAGGATTCCAGCGCCATTCGCGAACAGTATCGCGAGGGCTCCATGGGGCGGACCGCCGGCTTTGACTGGTACGAGAACCCGCTTGTGCCCACCCATACCAACGGCAATACGGTTAACGGCGTGACCGTCAGCGGCGCGACCCAGACGGGATCAACGCTGAACGTCGGGGGTGTGGCCAGCGGCAATACCTTCGCCCGCGGCACGGTGTTCAATATCGCCGGGGTGTTCGAGGTGCATCCGGAAACCAAGGCGGTGACGCCGCGGTTGCAGTCGTTTGTGGTTACGGCCGACACCACCATGAGCGGGACCACCGGCGCCCTGCCCATCAGTCCGGCGATCGTCACCAGCGGAGCGCTGCAAAACGTCAGCGCTTCGCCCGCCAGCGGGGCGGCGATCACCGTCGTCGGCGCGGCGGCGGGCGCCTATGAGCAGGAGATGGCGTTCCACCGCGACGCCTTCGCCTTCGCCTTCGCCACCGCCGATCTGGTGCTGCCCAAGGGCGTGGATTTCGCGGCGCGGGAGGTGTTCGACGGGGTGTCGATGCGCATCGTGCGCGCCTACGACATCAACAACGACGCCTTCCCCTGCCGGATCGACGTCTTCTATGGCTACAAGACCATCCGCCCGCAGATGGCCTGCCGCGTCACGTCGTAAGCCGGCCTGCTTCTCCAAAACCGTCACCCTCGGGCATCGACAAGCCCTGGGGTGACGGGGAGAGGGGAGCCATCGTCATTCACCCCACCCATCGGAGGCGGCCTTGCCCCTTGCGAGCTATTCCGACCTACAGGCCGAGGTGGCCGCGTGGCTGCGCCGCAGCGACTTGGCGGATGAGATCCCCAGTTTCATCACCCTGGCCGAAGCCCAGATGAACCGCCGGTTGCGCGTGCGGCCGATGGCGGCGGTGCTGAGCCAGACCTGGGCCGCCGAATACATTGCGCTGCCGGCGGACTTTCTGACAGAGCGCGAACTGAAGGTTCTGGCCAACGGCGCGGCCTATCCTTTGAGCTACCTGACTGCGCGGCAGATGGACCAGTACACGCGTTCGGCGACCACGGGCCGGCCGCAGTTCTATGCGATTTACGGCGGACAGCTGCGGCTGCATCCGGCGCCCGATAAAGCGTATGCGGGGGAGCTGGATTATCTACAGGCGATCCCGGCCCTGTCGGACGCCAATCCGGTCAACTGGCTGCTGCTGAACCATCCGGACGCTTATCTCTATGGGGCGCTGACCCAGTCGGCGCCCTATCTGCGGGCCGACGAGCGGCTCCAGACCTGGAGCGCCCTGTTCACCACCATTCTCGCCGATATCGAGGCCGCCGACCGCACGGGCGCGACCGCGCGGCTACGCGGCGAGGTTCATGAACGGCGCCGAGCCTTTGACATCACCGAGGGCTAACGCCCGCTCTTGAAGGATGGGTTCGATGGCCGACGCCACAACCACCAACTATGGCTGGATCAAGCCCGAAGTCGGCGCTTCGTCCGACAGCTGGGGCTCTAAGCTCAACGCCGATCTGGACTCCATCGACGCGGCGCTGCGCGCGGCGATGCCGGCCGGTTTCATCGGCCTGTGGTCGGGCGCCGCGACCGCGATCCCTGCCGGCTGGCTGATCTGTGACGGGACGAACGGCACGCCCGACCTGCGCGATCGGTTTATCGTCGGCGCTGGGCTGGACTACGCCGTGGGCGCGACGGGCGGTTCGGTCGGTCAGTCGATCACGGTCAACGGCCATGCTCTGGCCTGGTCGGAAATGCCGCCGCACAACCATGGCGTCAACGACCCTGGACATACGCACAGCGTCTACGATCCAGGCCACGCCCACGGAATCAATGACCCGGGACACAGTCACGGCGTCAACGATCCGGGCCACGCGCACAACGTGATCAGCGTCGTCGATAACGATGGGCCGCTGAGCAACGGCCATTCCTTCGGCAACAATATAGGTAATTTGCAGATCGAAACCGTGCAGACCGACGCCCAAGGGACGGGCGTCTCTTTGAACGGCGCGGCCACGGGCGTCGGTATCAACGCCTCGGGAACTGGCATCGGCCTCTATGGCGCTGGTACGGGCGTGAGCACCGCGAACGCCGGCGGCGGTGCGGCCCACAGCCACACGGCGTCGGGCTCGGACAATCGGCCGCCCTTCTACGCCCTGTGCTTCATCATGAAAACCTAAGGCGAGGCCTGTGAGACATGGCTTTCATCTCGATCGCGCCCCGGGCGGGCCTCTACCGCAACGGCACGATCCAGCAATCGGCGGGCCGCTGGTACGACGGTAATCTGATCCGGTTCCAGCAGGATCAGGTGAAGCCGATCGGCGGTTGGCAGGTGCGATCCACGGGCGCCGCGCCTTTCGCCGGGGCGGCGCGGGCGCTGCTGAGTTGGCGCGACAACAGCAATAACCGTTGGATCGGCGTCGGCACCCATTCCAAGCTCTATGTGCAGGACGAGGCCGGCGACAATGCAGACATCACCCCGTCCGGCTTCACGGTGGGGCGCCCCGACGCGACCCAGAACCTGGGCTATGGCGGCGGTGCTTACGGCACCAGCTACTATGGCGTGCCGAGGCCGACCAACAGCGCCTATCTGGCTGCTGCGGTCTGGACGTTGGACAGCTGGGGCGAAGACCTGGTCGGCGCTTCGGACGGCGACGGGAAGATCTATCTCTGGACGCTGAATCCCGCCGCGCGGGCGGGGGTGGTGGCGAACGCGCCGACGGGCGTCGCGAGCATTCTGGTGACGGCCGAGGGGTTTCTGTTCGCCCTGGGCCAGGCCGGCGACGCGCGGCGCGTGGCCTGGTGCGACCAGCAGAACATCACCGTCTGGGCCGCCGACGCCACCAACCAGGCCGGCGATTTCGACCTGACGACGGTGGGCACGTTGCAGGTGGGCAAGGCCTTGCCCAGCGGGGCGCTGATCCTGACGGATGTGGATGCGTGGCTGGCCAGCTATGTCGGCGCGCCGCTTGTTTACGGATTTACCCGGGTAGGTTCGGCCTGCGGGGTGATCAGCAAGGGCGCGATCGCGGCCCAGGACGCCCGCGCCGCCTGGATGGGCCGCAACGGCTTTTGGCTGTTCGACGGCCAGGCGGTGCAGCCTCTGGACTGCGATGTCGCCGACAGCGTGTTCACAGGCCTGAATGCGAACCAGTGCAGCAAGGTGTCGGCGGTGCATCTGTCCGATCAGGGCGAGATCTGGTGGTTTTATCCGTCCGACGCGTCGGTGGAGTGCGACCGCTATGTCTGCTGGGCCTATCGGGAAAGCCAGCGTCTGGGCTTTAACGTGTGGACCATCGGGTCTTTGGCGCGGCTATGCGGGTCTGGGCGGGGGGTGTTTCCCAATCCCTTGATGGTGGATGGCGCAGGTCTTCTGTACCAGCACGAAACCGGCCTGAATTTCAATGGGGCGCAACCCTATATCGAGACGGGGCCGTTCGAGATCGGGCAGGGGGACGCCTTGGCCGAGGTGCAGCAGGTGATCCCCGATCAGTTGGCCGACGGCGCCGTCAGCGCGACCTTCTACGGCCGCATGTACCCCAACGGGCCGGAGACGGCCTATGGCCCCTATCCTCTGATGAGCCCGACGGACGTGCTGTTCCAGGCGCGGCTGATCCGCACCCGGTACACGGGCCTGACGATGGCGGATTGGCGGATCGGGACCATGAAGCTGGACGTCACGCCGGGAGACAAGCGATGAAGCTGGCCGTGGCCCCCGCCGCCTACGATCGCGAGGACCAGGCGCGGATGCGCGGCGCCCTGGAGCGGGCGGACGATCAGAACCTGAAGCGTGGCGTGGCGGCGGCCGAGCTGCTGCTGAGCGCGCCCAACGGACAGGTCTGGCGCGTCACGGTCGGCAACAGCGGTGCCCTGAGCGCCACGGCGCTTTAGCCGCGTGCCCGAGCAGGAGAGCCCCGCCCAGGCCTGGGCGCGGTGCCGGCCTTGGCTGGAGGCCGCGCTGGCGCGAGCCGGGGGCACGCACGGCATCGAGGATGTGGCGCAGCGGATCGCCGAGGGCGGGGCGCAGTTCTGGCCCGGCGCACGCGGGGCGGTGGTGACGGAAATCTACGACTATCCCCGGCTAAAGGCCTGCAACTACTGGCTTTTAGGCGGCGACCTGAAGGCGCTGCTTCAGATGCAGCCGGCCATTGAGGCCTGGGCGCGGGGGCAGGGCTGCGCGCGGATGCTGGGCGGCGGCCCGCGCCGAGGCTGGGCCCGGGTGCTGGAGCCGCTGGGCTACCGCCCGCAATGGATCATTTACACCAAGGAGTTGCGCCCATGAGTTTCAGCGCCGGTTCAAGCACCAAGAACAGCTCGGGCACGACCACCCAAACGCTCGATCCGCAATTGTCTAACACGGTCTATGGCAACATCGCCCAGATCCAGAACATGGCCAATACGGGGTTCCAGCCCTATACCGGCCAACAGGTGGCGGGCTTCACACCGGACCAAACCCAGGCCCAGACCGACCTGGCCGGGATCGCCAATAACCAGGTGGGCTCTGCGCCGCTGCAAAGCGCGATGGGCATCGCCCAAGGCGTGGCGGGCTATTCGCCCAGTACGGTCTCGGCCCAGACCATCAGCGCCCAGCCGCTGACCGGCGTGGACCTGAGCGGCTATATGAACCCCTATACCAGCGGCGTCATCGACACGACGATGCAGGCCCTGAATCGCCAGCAGCAGATTCAGGATCAGACCGCTCAGTCCCAGGCCACGGCGGCCCATGCGTTCGGCGGATCGCGCTCAGCGGTGTTGCAGAACCTGAACGACGACAGCTACGCTCGGGCGGCGGCCTCGACCCTGGCGGGGCTGAACCAGTCCAACTACAGTCAGGCTCAGGCGGCGGCGCAGAGCGATCTGGCGCGGCAATTGACCGCCAGCCAATCCAATCAGAGCGCGGCGCTTCAGGCGGCCACGGCCAATCAGAACGCCGGGTTGCAGGGCGCGAACCTGAACCTGAACGCCGCCGGGTCGCTGGCCAATATCGGCAATCAGCAGTTGAGCCAGGCGCTGCAACAGGCCGGCGCCCTATCGACCGCCGGCAATGCGCAGCAGCAGAACCAACAGGCCCAGCTGAACGCCGCCTATCAGCAATGGCAGTTGGCGCAGCAGTATCCGTTCCAGGTCCAGGCGTTGCTCAATTCCGCCATCGCGGCGATCCCCAGGACGGGGACGACGGATACGACCGGGACCGAGAGCGGAACGACCGATGGATTCAGCGCAGGCCTGAAAGGCACCCCGACCGATTGGACCCTGGTTTAATTATGCAGACCGATGTGGTCGCCGAAATGGGCGTTGGCGTGAGTTTGCTGGGCCTATTCATCCAAGCCGCCCTGTTCGCGTTCTTCCTTGGCAAGCTGTCGGCGCGGGTGGCGAGCCTGGAGGCGCGGGCGCGGGAGGGCGACGACAAGGGCGCGGCCATCGCCGCCATGACCGCGACGTTGCACGCGCTGAAGGACAGCGTGGACGACATCAAGATCACCTTCTCCCGCCGCTTCGAGGCGGTGGAGCAGACGGTGAAAACCTTGATGCTGGTGCGCCCGCGCGGCCGGGCGGTGAGCGCGGACGACTGACAAATACAGGCGGACCATCATGACGGAGCAGGAGCGGTTCGACCGTTGCCTGGGCGCGGTGCTGCGCCTGGAGGGCGGGTATGTGGACGACGACCGGGACCCGGGCGGCCCGACCAATCTGGGCGTCACCCAGGCGGTGCTGACACAGGCGCTGGGCCGGCCGGCGACGGCGGAGGCGGTGAGGGCGCTGACGCCGGAGGCCGTGCGCCCCATCTATCGGCGCCTTTATTGGGACCGAGCCGGGTGCGCGGACTTAGGAAGCGGGGTGGACCTGATGGTGTTCGACGCCGCTGTGAACATGGGTCCGGCCACGGCTGTGCGGATGCTTCAGGCGGCAGCCAAGGCCGCGCCGCCCGAGGCCCTGATCCGCACCCTGAGCCAGGCGCGGGCGCGCCGTTATCGCAGCCTGGCGGCGTTCGCCACGTTCGGCGCCGGATGGATGCGGCGGCTGGAGACAGTAGAGGCGCTGGCCTTGGCCTGGGCGGCAGGGGAAGCGGTATGATCGCCCTGTTGACCCAATGGCGCGCCCTGACCGCGGCGGCGGTGGTCGCCGTCATACTGGGCCTGTTGGCGCTGTGGCGGCTGGAAGCCCAGCAAGCGCGCAGGCTGCAAGACCAGCTTCAGGCGGCTGCGACCGCCCGGGCCGGCGCCCAGGCCCAGGCCGCCGCCGCCGGGGCGGCCGAGGCAGTGATCGCCGCTGGCGCCGGGCGCGACCAACGCACTGTGACCCAGCATATGGAGAACAGCCATGACATTCAGGCCGCTTCGGGCGCTGGTCAAAGCCTTGACCGCGATCTCAACGCCGCTGGCCGTCGCGGCCTGTGCGCATACGCCGTCTATCAATCCGATCCCGATTGCCTTTCGCTGCGCGGCGCTGATCCCGGACAGCGACCGCCAGCCGGTGGCGCCGACGCCGCTGCCCAGCCCTGAGGCCACGGCCGGCGCACTATGGATCGCGCTGGACGACCAGACCGCGCGGCTGGACCTGGCTAACGGCCGGGCCGCCGACGGACTGTCTATCCTGCAACGCTGCGAGGACGAACGCGCCCGCGCCGCCGCCCCCGCCCCGCGCGGACTTTCCCGTTTCTGGCCGTTCTGAGCGGCCCCTTCCCGATTGCAAAATGGAGACCGGCCGATGAGGCTTTCAACCCGTGCGGCCCCGCTGGGCGCGTGTGTCTGGGCGTTGCTGTTGGCCGCCGGGCCGGCCGGCGCTGTCGATCCCATCGGGTATCTGGCGCCCGATGGGGTGAACACCATCCCGGTTTCGGCGTCCAACCCGTTGCCCGTGACGGGTGGAGGAGGTGGAGGCGGCGGCGGGGGCGGCCCCGTCACGGCCGCGTCGGGCGCCTACGCCCTGGGTTCCATCGTCGATCTGGGCACGGGCGCCTCGCCGGGCGCCTACACCACCAACGGCTATCTGGCGGCGCTGAAGGCGGGCGTGACCATCGCCTCGCCCGCCAATTTCACCCCCGGCCAGGCCAGCGTGGGCGCGACCGCGACCCTGATCGTGGCGGCGCGCACGGGCCGCAACACGGTGGTGATCGAGAACACAGGAACCACGCCCGTCTATCTGGGCGGACCGGGGGTGACCACCTCCACGGGCCTGCTGCTGCCGGGCGTGCTGGGCGCATCCCTGACCCTGCCGGTCAGCGCCGCGATTTACGGCGTGGTCGCGAGCGGAACGCAGACGGTGACCGAAGCGGAGACCTATTGA